CTAGCGATCTGCTTAACTTGTTTTGTGTCCATCTCGTACTCCTAGTTTATGGTTACGTTTGAAACTGACGTACTAGCTACCAAGTTGTTCGGGGTCAGTCCGTTATCAATACCTCTTGCGCCACCTATCGGGTTCCATCCCCACTGTATTATCCGGCTACCACCACTAGGATAACCATTCTCTGTAATCAACGGCCCAGATTGTATGTTTGTCTGTAAGCCTGAGAAACCAGACTGCCAGTAAGAAACATCAGGCCGTGGATCACGTACAGCTTGTGGATCGTTCACGGGGTAAAGCCCTAAACTTAACTGCGGCTGATCCGGCTCCCAACATGTCTTGCAAACTTTGATGTTGACGTTCTTAGTCTTGATCGTCAGCTTCTTTAATTCTTTCAGCAGATACCTAAAACCACATCGGTCACATTCTGCAATTGATTTCTTACCACTCGTATACTTACTTGGCATACATCACCTGTAAGTAATCATGCGAGGCACCAAACGATCTGGCGCTTTCTCGCGGTCTTCTCCTGCCGCCATCTCCCACGACTCATCGTACTGAGCCTTCAGTAACTGTATGCGCTCTAAGCCGCCTGGCAGCTTCATAGCCAGCCTGTACGCCAAGCCACATATCAGCGCCTCTTGGAAACGGAATGGAATATCTTCTACATTCACACCGTTACCTGCATCAGTCATACGGCGTAAACGCCAGTAGACAAAGTAGTAGAACGGCGCACTTACTGTTCCCTGATCTGGTGTAGGCCACACAGTAAATTGCGGGACTTTAGGAGTAGCACCTGCTACGTCCGTAGTCTGCCCCGAGCGGCGATTTATATACACCTGAATCGGGCGTCCTTGCGTCAACTTATTAGGTATCGTCGAGTACGTAGATACGCTTATTCGGTTGATGTTGATGTCGATCTGGTTCGCTTCGGAGCCAGGGTAATTACGAATAACATGCTCGATAAGATCAACAGTATCGTCAGGAAGGTCATACGTATTTACCCCTTGTATCAAAGGTATGGTGCCAGTATCAATAGTCCACAAGTTGATGCCACGATTAGCCCACTCTGCCAACAACAAATTAAGACTGCGCCGCGCTGTGCGGAAGTCATAGCCAGTACGTAGCTCTAATCCATTGCGTTCAAACGCCTCCTCAACGATATCGTTAAGGGTAGGATTAAACGCTGTGGTACTGGTTGTGTATGGCATTACTTCTTCCTAGCTGCGCGCATGTTATCTACTAAATTTGGGTAGGGTCTGCCTGCTGCTTTAGCCATTTTCTTAGCAGCCGCCTTCTTTACAGCAGTAAGTACAGACGGTTTACCCAATTCCTTCGGACGCGGTCTATCCCACACAGGTTTTACTTTCCCACCCTTCTTATACTGGGTGAAGTCTGTATCGTCCCTGCGGGCTTTCTTAGCGCCCTTGGGCATCTTAGAAGGGGCTATGTCGCCCATGCCGCGTGAAGGTCTCATTAGCAGTACCCGCCTTTTTTCATGTTTTTGTTGCCAGCCATCTTAACCATCGTGCCCTTGGTTTTGCCTTTAACAGCAACACCGTTAATGCTAGGAGCAGCAGTCTTTACTTTGCCCATTGATGTCATACCACCGGATGCCATCTTTTTCATAGCCATGCCGCCATGTTTCATCTTGCCCTTACCATCGGCTGCAAATGCTGGAACTTTTTGACCGTCTTTCATAACCATAGGCATACCGCCATCAGCGTATCCACCTTTAGCCATTTTCTTTGTCATGCCGCCCTTTTTCATGCCAGCTTCAGACATCTCATGTTTGATCATGGACTTAGGAGCGCCTTTAGATTTCATGAACGACACTTCCTTCTTAACCATTTTCTTTGACTCAGCCATACCGCCTCCTGATTTAGTAAATTCCTTACCCACACTCTGCGGCACACCGGCCTTTTTGGCAAACGCAGGGTTGTGAGCTACCGCCTGCATAAACCTTTCCTGCTTTTTACTCACGCTAGGCACGAGTCTTTCCTCTGATAGCAATTCCATCTGCACGTTTAGAAGCACTGGAAACTTTTCCACCCTTCTTAAATGTCTGCATAGGTTGTTGCTGTGGGTTTGGTGCGCCCGCATTAGCTTGTGGCTGCATGTTGAATGTTTGATTCGTGCCGCCATTCTGACCGCCAGCTTGGGGCTGATTGCCATAGAAAGGATAAGTAGGCTGCTGTGTCATTCCGCCGTCTGCGTATTTTTTTACCTTACCGCCTTTTTTAAAATACGAGTCTTTCCCCATAGCTTCTGTCGTTTTTTTAGCATATTCAGTAGATTTTTTTGGATTATCTCCAAACAAAGTTTTTCTTACTGAATCAGATACTTTACCTTCAGGTACGTTTTCACCGTACTTTTTGTCTAAGTATTCGTTAAATTCTGGAATTTTTTCCAATCCCTTACCAACAGCTTTTGCAGCCGTAGAAACAACTCTTTTTGCAACACTTGGTTTTTCTTTTTCGTCAGCCATTAGCACATCCTGCCTTTCGTTTTACCGCGCTGGGCTATACCGTCACCACGGCTAGATGCACTGGAAACTTTTCCACCGGATGCCATCTTCTTGGTAGCGCCACCTTTTTTAAAGTAACGGCCACCTTCGTTTTCAAATGAAGCTTCTTCTGCTGTCATGCTGCGAACAGGGGATCTGGTTGTTCCACCCATAGTTGGTTCAGCTCTTTCACCTCTTGTGCCGGATTTCATACCTCTACGGCCTGCAAGTAAGCCTGCGCCGGCAGCACCAGCAAGACCAAGACCAGCAGCAATAGCCGCCTTAGAAACTCCAGAGTTACCAGTAGAGCTAGCAGGTTTTGCCTTAGAACTAAAATCTTGACTACCCAAATCTTTAGAACTAACTACATCGCTATAGCCTGACTTTGGTTTTGGTTTTTTCTTTGCCGGCCCAGTTCTACTAAATGTTCTAGTCTTTGGAGCGTAAGTATCGCTATCATCAGCGGCAGCAGAACCAGAAAAAATACCTTTAGGAGATTCTTTCTCAGTATCTTTTACAGTGTCTTCTTTGATTGACTCAGAAATATATTCTTTGGGGCCAGACATTGTAGATGTTGCACCAGCACGTTTGCCCATAGTTTCGTAATCATCTGGGCCAGCTTTAGGACGATCTTCTTTAGAACTGCCATAACGAGTCTTTACTGATTCGCCCGAGCTCGAACGAACAGCATTACCGTAGCGGTCTGTAAGAATTCCGCCTTCATCGTAGCGTTTAACTTTGCGTTTCATGACTTATCCTTTTTGGGCAATAAGCTGATCAATGCGAGCTTCAAGCTTGTCAAAGCGTTGATCAATGTGGTCTGTAATACGCTCAACTTCTGCATTAGTGACGTTATCACGGGCAATCTCCTCACGAGTCTTGTTCAACAAGATCGTAATACGCGCTAGTTCAGTGAACTTTTCATGCGCTACATAAGCAAAAAGAGCCGTGAATAGACTTAATACAGTCATCCATAGCCCGTTGATGTCTAGCATTTCCATTTCCTTAATGCTTTATTAATACGGCTATCTGGATCTTTTGCTGTCTTTGGTGATGTCAACTTGCTCTTCATCCCCTCCATCCGCGCACAGAATGACTTCTTCCGTGAGCCACCTTCTGGCTGAGGGGCTTTCAGACCTGGCTTCTTCGGATTGGCTGCGTTGTAGGACGCCCGTCCTTTGGCGTTTAATCCGCCCGACGGAGCTTTTCCTTCCTTGCGCTGCCATGCCGGAGTCTTAGCCATAGAATGTTGTTATTGCGCTTACGTTAGACATTTCTGCGTAAATGCTGGTAGGAAAAACTATACCCTCGCCCGGCAAAAGCACGTAGATAGTAAATATATCGTTTGTTCCTACGTCAATCTCGCAAAGGATTGAACCGCCAGAACCTCCGTCACGAAACTTAACAAAACCGTCACCACCATTCCCTCTGAAAGACGAGCTTTTTAAACGCGCTCTACCATTAAAAATAGTGCCAGACGATGTTAAATGCGTTGACTTAACGTCTGTTTGCATAGCCATATAGGCCCCCTATTAGACGTTCTCTTGACCGAACAAATAGTCAGTGACAAAGTAAGTAACAAAACCAGCCACAGAACCAACGCCTGAGCTTGCGCTTTCAATTGTCAATACTGTGTTGACAGAAGCATTAGCTACAGTGCCAAGACCCGCGCCGTTACCTACGCCGCCAACAACAATTACGCGGTTACTTGTAACAGCCGCTGTGTTTGCGTAGAAAGCTGCATCAGATACACCACCAGTAATGGTCGTATAACCAATGTTGATTGAGCCAGATGTAATAGGGCTAGTAATAGTAACTTCCGTTACTACAGCATTAGCTGGAAGAATGACTTGCGAACTTAAACCAGAAGCTACTACAGCATTGCTGGTTACAGATACGTTAGCATCAAAAAAAGTGGCGGTCATTAACATCGAACCGCAATAGGCTTGACGGGTCGTGTCGCCGCCGCCAGATCGCCAAATACTTTGGGTGGTTGATAAAGGCATTTAGATTGTCCTCACATGCGAGTTAGGTAATGGCAATCTGCATGTAGTCAGCCGGGACTGTTTGCCATACCGGAAATCCCGGAATTTGTAAGTTTATAGCATAAAACTATGGAAAAAGGGGACTTTCATCCCCTTTTTCTATCACCACATTAGGCGCCAGGTGACGCAAACATACCGAGTGGATCACTGAATCCAAAAGAGTAACGCTCACGAGACTTGTAACGCACATTGCCTGTATCAAAGTCACCATCCATAGAGTTCGATAACGGTGTACGAATGAAGTGCTTCATACCGTTAGGAACATCCGTGGTTAGGAACCATGCGTTTGTATCAGTCAAATAGTGGTTGATTGTGTAGCCTTCAGGAATCGAACCATTGTTCTTCAACGCGTTGATATCGTTGTCGTTAGTGCCAACACGGAG